CGTAAAGGTGGCTACCAACCAGAGCAACCACATGAGCCACCTAATGTACCTTCACCACCACCACCCCCCACTCCCAGGAGGGATTAAGCTATTAGAAGAAATTAAACACAAACGAGGAGTGATGGCGCATAAGAAAGGAATAGAGAAAATGAGTATTAAATGTCTTCATTGTGGTACAGATAATATTGTAAAAGATGGCATAAATCCTTTTACATGTTCTGGGTGTAAAAAATCTATTTTAGTAATTGATAGTGTTACAATCGGAAGTACCAAAAGTAAAAATATTAAAGATTCTAATAAATAACACAAACGGGTGGTGATGGCGTGAAATTATTTGGTTTTGATATAAAACGAACAACGAAGAAAGTCGATAATAAATACCTTTCTTATTTTTTGCCTGCATGGGAATTTGGCAAGGCACACGTAACTGCGGATAATTTAGATGCACAAGTCAAAGCATATCGTAATTGGGTGTATATCTGTGTCAATAGAAATAGTACAGCCTTTGCACAAACTCCGCTCAGATTGTATATAGCGAAGAAAAGCAAGGGCATTAAATATGTAAGCATCAAAACTAAACCGATAACAAAGGGTAAACGTAAATATCTTGAAAGCATTGCTGGCATCACCAATCTTGATTGTGTGCAGAAAGCAACTGACATTGAGGAAGTAACTGACCATGCATTTCTTGATTTAATGCAGAATGTTAACCCATTTATGAACCGATTCCGATTATTAGAAACACTCAACATGCATCAAGATTTAGCAGGTAATGACTATTGGTATATATATAAGAACAATTTAGGCACTCCGATAGAGATATGGCCTTCTCCTCCTGAGAAAATGAGAATTGTACCGGACAGAGAAAAGTATATATCACATTATGAATTTATTAGTGGATTGCAAAGGGTAAGGTTTGAGACGGATGAAGTTGTTCATTTTCTATATACCAATCCCAAAGACCCGCTATATGGTATGTCTCCGCTGGCTGCCGTTGCATCGATGTATAACATTGACCAGAACATGAATGATTATGAAAATGCAATATTTACCAATATGGGAAGGCTTGAAGGGTATTTTACAACCGCAGCGACAATGTCAAAAGAGTCGTTTGATATATTACAAGAGCAATTAAAGGAGAATTATGGCGGAGTTGAGAAGTCAGGCAAAATGCCATTGTTTGATAATGGCGTGGAATATAAATCACTTAACCTTGCACCTCGTGAGATGGGGTTTTTAAGGGGGCGTGAATGGACACAGAAGCAAATATACGGTGCCTTCAATAATACACTCGCTCTTGACGATCCGAGCGCAAACAGAGCGAATGCAGAAGCTGCACAACACAATCACATGCTATACGGTATCAGTCCCAGACATCGGAGGGCTGAAGAAAAACTAAATGAGAAATTAATGCCTATGTTCGATGATAAGCTATTTGTAGCATTTGATAATTGCATCCCTGAAGACAATGAATTTATTGTAAAACGTAACGTTGAATATGTCAAGACTGGCATATTACTGAGAAATGAGGTGCGTGTCACAGAAGGCAAAGACCCGTATGAAGGTGGCGATGAACCTTTATTGCCTGGCAATCTGTCACAATCGGATGAAAACGCAAGTGAAAATGAAATAAAAGAGTTTGCTGGCAAGGTTTCTGATTTGGTAAAAGAAAAAATAGGAGAGGAATAATGCAAACTGAAATGAGACACCGCCTGTTAATAAAAGATATAACAAACCCATCGGGATTCAGTATTGCGGGGCAAGAAAAGAAATGTTTACAAGGAACTGCATTTGTTACACTATATACCATAGGCGGATGTAATGATTGGGATAAAAAACAGATACAGTATGAAGCCTTTGAGCTGGGGATAAAAGCACAAAATGGGATATATGTTTTTGAAAATGATATGATAAAATTTAACTCATACTTTGGGATAAGATTAGCACAAATACTTTATTTTCATGGTGAATTTGTTATAAATATTTGTGGGATGCCTGGAAGAGCACCGCTTTTTGAAGAAAACAATCTTGAAGTAATTGGCAATATTCATGATGGAAGGACTACTAAAGATTTTGAGGCGATACGGTGGGATATTTTAAACCACGAGGAGAAAATAGAAAAACCATATAAATTTGTTTCTCAAGAAAAACTTAATGCTTAAATCATATCTCACAGAAGAAAGTAGGGACTAAAGAAAATGAACTTTCTATCTACGCAGGAGAAGTTACTGAGGTTATTAGATACTCTTGATTCTTATACTATATTTACCTATGAGGAAGCAAAATTAGCCAGTAGAGTTATGCTGAACAAGACGGAATACAGGGAAATTAAAACTGGAGAGTTTTATCAAAAAGTGTTTAATATGAGGGTTGAGGAATTAAAAAGAATGGTAGAAAAGATTGATGAATTAAATAGAGAAGCAAATGCTTAAATCATATCTCACAGAAGATAACGTTGTCAGAATAGCCGAGTCAATTATTGCCGATATCCAGACGAAGAAAGACGCTCGTGCTCAGAAATGGTACGCTTTCGCTAAAGCGAATGATTCATTTGAGGATAGTTTTCTTGAAACGCTTATAAGTCTGTTTGAGCGTCAGAAAAAAGAAGTTCTTTTCCATATAAAAAAGACATATAAGTATGCAACCAGAGCAGAGCCTGCCATTGTCGATACATGGCTATTCGGGTTTAATATATGGAGGGAAAAGTTTGAGAATGAAAGCAAACCCATAATAAAAGCCATAGTCGCAACGAATGGCTCACGTGTTATGAGTGATTTACCAGTTACGGGAATCAGTTTTGATGTAAGAAATGAAAATGTGGTTAATTTCGTTAATGAAACGACAAGTAAATATTCAACGGAAGTATTGACAACAGCCTCAGGTGATTTGCGAAAAACACTTATTGAGGGTATTGGCAAGGGTGAACAAATATCAGAGCTCCGCAAACGTGTTGAATCAGTCTATAATGGGTATATAGGGAACGCAGCGGAGAAAATTGACCCTTATAAGTCATTGCGAATAGCACGGACAGAGACAACCGGTACAGCTAATTTTGCAACACAGGAATCATATAAGCAGAGTGGCGTTGTGGAGGGGATGGAATGGCTTGCCACGCTTGATGGTCGAGTGAGAGACAGCCATGCAATGATGGACGGTGAGGTTGTGGGATTAGACGAAACGTTTTCGAATGATTTAGAATTTCCTGGCGACCCTTCTGGTGATCCTGCTGAAACGTGCAACTGCAGATGTACTACATTGCCTACAATTATACAATGAAGTAGATTAAATGTAGAATAGTAATCTTAAAGAGTAAAAGTGGGAGGATGATGATGGACTTAATAACACAACGATTAAAGCTAAACAGTGTATTCGGTAATAAAACCAAGAAACTTGCGAAAGAATGTGGTGTTTCTGAGGATACAGAATATTATCGCAAGGGCTATAAGAGCACATCTGGAGAATATGACGGGGAAATTAAACGTGCAAACGTCAGTTATATCTCAACACTGTCTGTTGACAGAGATGGTGAAGTGATATTGCCTGAAGCGATTGATTATACGCAGTACACCAAGACCCCTGTTGTTATGTGGGGACATGATTATTGGAGTTTACCGATTGGCAAGAATGTATGGACATCAAGTGATATGAAGGGCGTTAAGGCGTTGACTGAATACGCTAATCACCAGAAAGCAGATGAAATATATAATTACCTCAAAGACGGATTCCCGCTTGCCGATAGTATCGGATTTATCCCACTTGAATATGTATCAAAGGGTGACGAGGGTTGGGATGATGTTCACTCAAAGTGGATAAAAAACCACAAGAAAGTATTCCCTGAAGTTGTTGAATCTGACATAGAAGAGCCTAAACGTATCTATACAAAAGTTTCACTTCTTGAATATTCAAAAGTGCCAATACCATCAAATCCCGATGCGATCAATTTTGCAGTCTCAAAAGGGCTATTAACGAAGGATGTGGCGGCTGAGTATTATCATTTAGACCCCGATCCTGAAGAGAAGACTGCGAATACGGACACTAAACCTTCAGATGATGAAGAGAAACAAACATATAATTGCGAATGCATCGAATGCGGCTGGAAAACGACAACAGAAGTGCACTGTAATACTATCACGTGTGATAAATGTGGTGGTGAAATGAGACGTGCAGAGAGACCAGGACCGGGGAAAGACGTTGATGATGAGCTTATGACTGTTGATAAGCTGAGTGAAGAATTAAATGGAATACATAAAATATATCATGAGCGTTGGAATAAATCACTTTCTAAAATTTTCGATATAGAGAATGCTGAATTAGAAATATCAAATTATATATATGATATTTACACCAAATATCTCAATTGTAAAATAAAAAATATATTTGTGAATAATTACCCAATACCGAGCCCGCTGTTGGGGACTTACTTGTCTGGATTTAAAGCCGTTTGCAGCAATTATAAATTAAAAGACATAAGAGGTTTTGGGTGGAGTGGCGAATATCCACCGCAAAGTTCAGTAATTCGCCTTAGCTCAGAAAAACAGGAAGATTTTCTTGTGGACGGGACTTGTTTCTATGAACATGAGAATAAGTCATTGATAGTTAATATTTCTCCCAGTTGGACGGGCATAGATATATCGATAGTAACAACATTAGAAAACAAAGAGTGGAATAAATCATTACTTAATGATGCCCATGAGTGGGTGAATAAAAACAATTATTTAAAAGGTGAGAAATTCTCATTGAGCGGTGAATTTCTTGCAAAAACAGATGAGCCGTGGGACGGGCTTGTTCTCGATAAGTTCGATAGCGATATACTGATAAAAGCAACAAAGCAATTGACAAAAAGGGGGAATGAATACCCTGGCAGGGGAATGATGTTTGTTGGTGTACCCGGTACTGGCAAAACAAAAACAGGGAAAATAATATTAAATAACGTTGACAGCACATTTATTTGGGTATCAAGTAAAGATTTCCGCAAAATATCCCCAATAAAAGCCCTATCCCTTGCATTCGACATGGCTCGTAAACTTGCACCCACTGTTCTATTCATGGAGGATATTGATACGTGGATAAAAGAATATACTGTCGATCTACTTAAAACAGAGCTGGACGGCATAAAAGAAAATAAAGGTATATTAACAATACTTACGTCAAACAATCCTGAAAAAATGCCCGATGCTCTACTCGATAGACCAGGAAGATTTCACGACATAATTGATTTCAAGTTACCTGCAAAGGAAATGCGAAAACTCATGTTAAACAAATGGGCTGGAGAAATAGATGAAAAAATTATGGGGAATATTTTAGAGCGGACAGAAAATTATTCAGGGGCACACATAAAAGAATTAGTTGAATTCGCGAGAATTATTGCCGAAGAAGATGGAATAAATATCAGCAAGGCATTGTTGATAAGCCTTGAAAAACTGGAAGCCCAGCGAAAATTAATCAATGAAATAAGAAAAGCGGGAAAAGGGAAGGGGCTTGATATCCTTGATGAAATTGAAATTGAAGAGGATGAGATCACTTTAGAGTCAGGTCTTATCGGCCCAGATAATTTTAATCTTGATGAGATTGACATTAAACCACAACAGAAAGGCGGTGTTGACACTGAGATAAATATTACCGAAGAAGAATTAAAAGAAGTTATAGCTGAAGTTGCAAAAGGCAATCAATCAACAGAATTTAGCCAATTAGTAATAGCTCGATTATTCAGAGCAATAGGGAAAGTAGTATAAAACAATGTTAATTTTCTAAAAGGTGTAATTATTAGGCTGTCTTGAAAACTGGAGATATTCTATGAAATATCAGGTTTAGAAATAGATAGTTAGAGATAGTACATTGCAGGGAAATGACGAAGATGAAGAACGGGAGGAAACGCAATGACTAAAGAGGAATTAAAAGAGTTAATTGTCACAACTAACAAAGATTTAGCTGCAGAAAAAAATATTGAGTGGACTGAAACTGTCGAGAAACAGGTTGATGAACGTATTCAGGAAGCTCTCAAGGAATTTAATAAACCACGAAAGGATTTGCAGTTAGATGACACCGAAGACCCAAAGGGTGGATTTAAGACCCTAAGTCAGTTTGCTGTTGATGTTTTCAGGGCAGGGTCAGGTGGACGTGATGAAAGCCCAGTATTAAAATCGTGGAATGAGAAGGCAACCAGAAAAGCAGCGAGCACTACAACGCAGTCCGTGGGTGATGCTGAGGCTGGCGGTTATCTAATACCGACTGAGTTCAGTTCACAGATTATGGAACTTGCAATCCAGCGTTCTAATATTTACCCGACATGTACAGTAATCCCGATGTCAACGAATGCTATTAGCATCCCTTATATCAAGGGATTTGACGAGTCACAGGGTAAGGTTTCAGGTAATGTATTTTTTCAGTGGAAAGGTGAGTTAAGCACGGCTACTGCCGGTGAAGTTGAGCTTGGTGAAATTGAGTTAAGACTTCGTAAATGTTCTGGTATGGCATATATGACCAATGAAATGCTGAAGTTCTCGCCTGTTTCGGTCGAGTCGCTTCTAACGAATGCGTTTGCATCTGGCATGGTCAAGACTCATAATAACGTCATTTTGAGTGGCACAGGAGCAGGTCAGCCTCTTGGTATTCTCAACTCTGGTGCATTGATTTCGGTAGCCAAAGAAACAGAACAGGCTGCTGACTCAATAGTATTCGAGAATACGGTCAAAATGTATGCAAGATTTTATGGCGATAAAGGCATATGGTATGCTAATCGCAATACATACCCTGAACTTGCCACGATGTCTCTTGATGTAGGTTCGGGTGGATCGGCTGTATTCCTGCCAGCAAATGAGGCAGCAGGCGTGCCATACAAGTCTTTGCATGGCGAACCGATAGAATGGTGTTCTCAGTGTAAAACTGTCGGAGATGCAGGTGATATCTATCTTACTGACTTCTCGCAGTATCTTGTAGGGCAGCTTTCAGGCGGTGAAGGACTGGAAACATCGACAAGTATGCACCTTAAATTCGATTATGACCAGACAGCTTTCAAAGTAACGTTCTATATGGATGGTCAGCCTTGGTGGAAAGAGCAGTTTCAGCCCGAAAATGGCGATACAGTGTCTCCATTTGTGGCACTTGCAGCTCGTCCGTAATATTATTTAAGGTTTGAATTTTAGGGAGTTTCTCGACCTTTCTTAAAATTCTTTTGGTTAAAAAAGCAAAAACACTGTGACAAAGGAGAATATTATGTTTGGCAAAGAAATGGTAAAAAATAGTTTAGCAATTCCGATCCCTCCGCAGGATATAGATGATGCTGCGGTCGCAAGCAATTATATAAGCATGGAGAATTATGGTCATGCCACCGTTTATATAATGGTTGGCGATACTGCAGGTAATACTTCTGCGGTTACGCTTGATCAAGCGACCGATAACGATGGAACGGGATCAAAAACGCTGTCGTTCACGAAGTATTATTCCACTGGTCAGAAACTTCTGTTTACTGGCATGGCAACTGGCACTTTTACAGTCGGTGAAACTGTAGAGGGAGGCTCAAGTTCTCTGACAGCCGAAGTTGAGATTATCTCCGAGAGTTATCTAATCGTTCGGAGTTTAACTAACGGAACGACATGGACAGACGGCGAAACGCTTACAGGTGCAACTTCAGCAGCAACGGCAGTGCTTAATGGTACTGGACAGGACGAAGATATCGTTCTGGAGGAAGAATGTAGCGATACATTTACCATTCCTGCAACTACCTACAAGCTGTATCAGATTGAAATTGATGCGTCTGATCTTGATGTTGCCAATAAGTTCGACCATTTTCAGGTTGATATAGCTGATCCGGGCGGGGCTACAATAGCGGGTGGATTGATACTGTTGACTCAGCCTCGTTTTAGAGGCGTTCCGATGTTGAGCGCAATCGGTGCTAAGAAACAAACATCAACGGTTACTTAATCCGATTAGTGGTTAAGTATTTAAATATATAGGGGCTGTCTTACATGATAGTCCCTATATGTAACTCACACTTTTAAAAGGATTATAGTTGTGAAAATAATATTTAAAAGAAAGTGGCTGAGCCATGTTAAAGGTGATATTATGAATGTAACCGAACATTTGGCTCATAGACTTATGTACCAGAATACAGCACGGGCATATAATGAAGAAAGGGACGGAAAGTCTGTCCAGAAACAAGTTAGAAGGGCTCCACACAACAAAATGATGGCGGGAGCTAAGAGTAAATAACCATTGTTCACACGGGTTGAAACCCTGTAGATGGGAGGATGAAGATGAAGAGAGCCTTATTTTCAAGAAGGACAAAAGGCGGAATAGTTACTGTTACAGGTAACAGATTCACTACTGGCAATATCTGGTGGGTGGATTCGGGCAATACTACAGGTGGAAAAGATGCGACTGGGTATGGAGAAAGTCCCGATAATCCTTTTCTTACAATTGATTATGCAGTAGGAAAATGTACGGCAAGTAACGGTGACTTTATTTATGTCATGCCTGGACATACGGAAACTGTCATCACTGATGGCGGACTTGCGGTCGATGTTATCGGTATATCTATTATTGGTTTGGGTAAAGGCGATGCCAGACCGCTAATAACAATCGCCACTGATGCCGCAGCAGCCGTGATTGTATCTGCTGCAGGTTGTGTTATTGACAACATGAGATTTTCAATTGCTATCGATGCCGCAACCGATCCGATACAGATTACAGCAGCAGGTTGTGTTATGAAGTATTGTGAAATCATTGAAGCTTCATCTTGCGAGGCTATTGACCTTATTAATATCGGCACTGCAGCCGATAGAACAGTATTACATGACCTTTTGATTAGAGGACGGAATACTACCGGAGGCGATGCTAAATCAGCCATTCATCTTGTCGGTTGTGATGATTGTGAAATTTACAATATCTATGCTTATGGTGGTGATTGGCAAACAGGTATAATCGAAAATGAAACCACCGCAGCATTAAGAATAAATATTCACGATTGTACTTTAAGAACTGAAGCCGGTGAAGACCTCGCCGTTATTATGCACGCTTCGGGAACGGGATTTGCCGGGCCGAATATCAATTGCATACTTGCAGATGATGCAGCCAATATTACAGAAGCGGTTGCAGGTGCAGCAATGTATTTTCTACAACCGATAAACATAACAAATGCTGATGGTCAAACTACTATGGAAACTAACATACTCGAAACGACAGACGCAACTTAAAGGGGGTGGCGGAAGATGGGAACTAAAACAAATTTATTTGTGGATAAACACTCAGGCGGTAAATTTATTATTGCCGATGATAGTATAACAACGGGAAATATCTTTTTTGTAAATTCTGGAAACACCGCCAAAGGTGCAAATTCGCTCGGTCATGGTCGTGATCCAAGTGAGCCGTTTTTAACAATTGATTATGCTAATGATAGATGTACTGCCAGTAATGGCGATATTATCTATGTTATGCCAGGTCATACTGAAACTGTTGCTACTGATGGCGGGTTAGCTCTTGATACAGCCGGTGTTACTGTTCTTGGATTAGGCGAAGGCGATGCCAGACCGTTAGTCTCGATTACAACACTTGCTGCTGCTGCTATGATTATTTCTGGTGCAGGTGTTGTATTTAACAATATGCGCATTTCAATTGCTATTGACGCTGCAACTGACCCAATACAGATTTCTGGTGCAGGTTGTGATTTTGGGTTTTGTGAAATTATTGAGGCTTCAGCTTGCGAAGCACTTGATCTTATCAGTATACCTTCAACCGGAACACGCTGTGTCCTGCACGATTTAAAAATTCAAGGCCGAGACACTACCGGTGGCGATGCTCTCTGTGCGATTCATCTTGACGGCTGTGACGATGTGGAAATTTATAATATCTGGGCGTACGGGGGTGATTGGTCAGAAGCCGTAATATTCAATGAAGGCGATGAAGTACTGAATATTAATATCCATGATTGCAAATTATGGACAACGAATGAAACGGATGTTTGCATTCAAGGAGATTCGGCAGCAACGGGATTTATCGGGCCGAATATATATGGTGCCGTAAAAGATAACGCAGCTAATGTTACAGAGGCGTTTGTGGGCGCAGCCTTCAATTTTATTCTACCAATTGAGATTGTTAATGCTGTGGGTGAAAGCTCTATGGGAACTAATATAACAGCAACTGCAGAGTAATTTACGTAATGCGAGTGGGATAGTTTCAATATTATCCCACTTTCATTTTAAACGGCAAAGGAGGAAATAAAGTGATAAGAAAAAATATTATATATGCCGTTATAACTGTTATACTGACGTTTGTTTTTCAGGGTATTTCACATTCTGCAGTCAATGGTGGTGCAATAACGACAACGGCACGAACAAATACATCAATATTAGCACAGATAACAACTCTCGCTTCTGAAGTTGAGTCAGTTTATGTCTGTTATATAACGATTACTGGGTCAGATACGGTTTTCAATGTAATTGACAGCACGGCAACGGCAAAACTTATATCAAGTTTAGAACCGAATTATAATGCTGAATATTTTATTTTAGCACGTGATGGCGATAGTAAAACGGCAATTTCTGATAAAGATACGGTAAGAACTTATTCACCTGAAAGAGAATCGGGTGCTGCTGACAATAAACTTTCATATGTCGAAAGAGTTGTGCGAGCAACATCATGGCGACCTTCAAGTGTTCTGGAAACACTTACTGTGAACGGGGCAACAGGCTCAGATAGCACGGGGCATTACAGTGTATGGAAAAACAACAGTCTTGTAATACAGGCTACACAGGCAGGGGACTCAGTTAATGCGATTCTTTACACATGGTACGGCTATCGTGATATGAGGTCGCAATTAGGGGCTACTACTGGATTTGTGGCTTCAAGGGATTCATTGAATATTGATGGTGTTGGAATATACGGGATATCTTTGTCAACCAATGTCGCCGCTCCGGTCATGTACT